CCTGCGCGACATCGACGAGCCCGAAAGGTCGTGGGTAGAGATAGTATATCAGAAAGGCGACGAACTAAGCCTTTTCAACCAAAGAAAATAACAGTAATAAAAAAGAAAAAATGAGAAGCAAAACAAGCATGTGGTATGAAGTAAAATACCGCTATGAGAAGACGCTGGAAAATGGCGCACAAAAGAAAGTTACCGAGCAATACGTGATTGAAGCTGTCAGCTTTGGTGAGGCAGAAGCAGCCATCGTGGCAGAAATGGCAGCCTACGTAAGTGCAGGCGAAACGGACGTAAGGGCGGTGGCGATAGCACCGTATGCCGAGGTGCTATTCAATGATGAAGATAGCTTCAAGTTCTACAAGGCGAGGGTATCTATCCAAAGCATTGACGAAAAGACAGAAAAGGTACGTAGGAGTAATATCAATTACTTGGTGCAGGCATCATCAATAGCAGATGCTCGCAGCTGTATCTGTGAACATTTTGCGCCCACGATGATAGACTATGAGGTGGTGGCTCTTGCGGAAACACAGATAATAGACGTGTTCGAGCGCAGGAAAGCAGAGAGCTTAAAAAAGATAAGCTAATAAAAAAAAGATGCTGACAATTTGGCAGTCAGCATCTTTTTTTGTATCTTTGTGCTGCAAATCCTTTTAGTTCTATGACGCAGCAGCTGATGTTGAATTTTGGTCTTGGCGAAGTGGTGCAGCGCGAAACGAAAATCCGCCGCCGCGCCTTTACGCTGCCCGATGGTGATGCGACGATAGCCACGCCGCAGGACAGGCTGGCAAAGCGCAACCGCACCATCGCAGCCCGCTACTATTACTGGACGGAAATCAAACGCCGCCGCTTCGACGACGTCATGAAAATTCTGTCCGACTACGAGTTCTTTGTTGGCGACCGCACCATACAGAACGCACTGGTAGACCAGGACAAGCTGCTGCACTCGCTGCTGGAGCAACGCCCTGCCGCACGGAAGCTGGCAAAGCTGTTTCCGGGCTTCGAGTGGCACTAATCAAAGAACTCCGTTTCATAAACCACCCTATACACTTTCAAGTCATCGGCTCTGCGCTCCGGCGTGGAGCTGATGCGTCTTAAGGGGTTGAACAGCCCGCCGCCATTCCACCACTGCAATGCCTTGTGCAGGGCTTCCAGTACGTCAAAACGCACCAGCGACCGCTCGCGCACAGCAGCAGGTGCAGCAGCATTCGTGCTGCCCTGAAGGGTAAACACAACGCGCAGCTCCACGCGCGCACGTATGCGCTGTACACTGCCCGAAAGGCTTTCACACTGTGGATAGCTAATATCTACCAAGCATGCGGGGAACGCTACAGGAGGACGCCCTGAAACGTTAAGCTGCCCTTCGTCAGCATCCACCCACTTGACTTGTGGCACATTTGCCGCTATATGGTTGGTAACGGCAAGAAAAAAATCTTTATTCATTGGTCAAACTTTTTATATAATCTACTATTCTTCCTTTTATTCTGTCGTTCAGCTCTTCACTGTCGCCCATGAATTGGCGCTGTATGACATGTGCCGTGCGGCTGTGCGCCTTTACCGTCGTGCTGCCCCTTTTCGTGCGGCGGCTGTGCGCCGGTACCTGCACCTCGCCATCGTAGCCCTCGTTGTGCACCTTGGCGTATGTAACCTTTTGGTTGCCCGCAGCGATAACCACACGGTGTGGGCTAACAACCAGCGGGCGTATGCTGTTCATCATTGCCCCCGAATCAACAAGCAACGACCCACGTTTCTTTGCCGTCCTGGCAGGCGTCCACGGATTGCCGTCGAAAGCCTTCTTGCGAAAAGTCTCCTTAAAATACTCCGTCGCAGTTTCGGCAACAATCTCGGCAGCATCGCCCATCAACTTGTCGGGCAGGCTGCTCAAGTATGCTTCTAATTCTCTTAAATTCATCTTTTTGTCGAATTTGGGTTGTTTTATTGAAATTATTAGTATCTTTGCAATGCAGTGTTGGTTTCGGGAACAATCACGCAGAGTGTCCTCGCGGGTGATAGGAACTCTGTAATAGGCTGATATTTGACAGCGAAGCCCAACATCAACCCGAAGAAAAGGTGCAGACACCACTATCCAACCGTATGACGCGGACTTGCCACGTGTGGCAGAACCAAGAATTAGGACGGCGGACGTAAGGACTGCATCTTTCCGCTTTTATCCCTTCTTGTATATCAGCAAGCCTTTTCTCACTTTATCATCATACAGCTCGTACCATGACTTAAAATTGAGTTTCCCATCTTGTATCTTGCATACACACACAATAGCCACGCCGTCATAATACTTGATGTAGAACCAACGGTTAAGGTAATTGTCATCGGCTTTCTTATCCTTTTCGTCCTGTCCTATCCAGACCTCGTCAGGGTCTTTCATAACCTCATCGATGGTATCAAGATACTTTGTTCTGAAAGCGCGCTTTTTCTTGGTGTCAGTGGTATGCCCATCAAAACTTTTTTTATCCATGTACCATGTTCGTTTGGCAAAGTCTTCCATAGGCAATGCCTCTTCCTTTTCTACCACCTTCTTGTGTAAGTCCCACCAATCAGCGGCATTGCCTTCATATAGACTTGCCTTTTTCGTGGAATCACGAATAAGCTGCCTGTAAGAATGCTTGAGCCCCCAATCGTCAGGTGTTACCTTATCCATTAGCTTTGTAGCTTTATTTGGGAATTTCTTGACATACATCTGATTGGCGTTGAAGACGTGTCCGCGCTTGCCGGGATTGTGGTCAAAGTGCGAAGCTACCGCATTCGCCCACTCTTTAGACTCGAAGAACTTATCTACCGTCTGTTGTGATTCCTTGACAATAGTCCCATTTGCTTCATTACGCAATAAGGGTTTTACCCTACAGCGACATTTCCAACCATTGGGCGGATAGATTTTGTCCCATCGCGGGTCGTCCCAATACATTATAACACCGTCTAACTTTCGGTGTTCCTCCCTTACCTTTTCGTCGCCGGCAGTAACATACTGCCAAAAAGGAAAGAGGTTTACTTTTTTGATGAGCCGCTGGTAGTTCGTGGCAGCTTCCGCCGTAAGGTTGGCGGTTTCATACTCGGTGCGCTGCCACACCTTGTTGAACTTACCGCACAGCTTTTGCGCCTCGGCGGTAAATTCTTCAAAATTCTTTGCCTTGCGGTACAGCTGGTTCAATTTCTGCACTTCCGCCAGCGTCTTTGCCGCCGAGAAGTGGAAAAGGTTTTGTTCCATCGCCGTAACGAATGCAGGGTCTAAGTTGTCGTAGACATAGTCGGCATTCTTCACAGGGCGTTTAAACACCTTGTGAATGGCGTTTAAAAGGTCGTCGGAAATGTACCTGAACAGCTCCGCATCAAAGTAAGGAGCATCGCCATTTGCCACACGCCTTATCAGGCGGTTGTCCAACGTATCATCGCCAAGCGTCGCCGTGGGGTATGGTAACTTCGAGTTCGCCCCCATCACCGTGGGGGCTTCGGCGAAAAAATCCCTTAGCCGCCTGAAGAAAGACACTTCTGCCCTTTGGCGTGCCTGTGTGCTTTTTGTCGGTACTGCACCGCCATCGATATTCTGCACGGCTGCCGTGCTTTTGCCCTCGTCGATGTTCACCGGTTCAAAGGCAGCGAGCTGCCTGCGTGCTATCGGCTCGTCGTTCTCGGGCACGGGTATAGAATACTTTTCATGCAAATAGCTTTGCGGTATGGGCATGATGTCTGACAGCTGCACAATGTCGGCTACCGTCAGCTGCTCTGCCGCCTTTGGGAAAATGAACTTGCCCCCATTGACGGGGTAGCCACGTGCCTCGAGCAGGGGCAGTACGTGGTTGTTCAGCACGCGTTGCACAAAACGCATGTCGCTTCTGTTCTTGCCCTCCTCGACCTCCTTGTGGACTTCTCCCAGCGACCGCGCACCGTTCTCGCCCTGCACCGTTGTGAGTGTCTGCCCCAATATCGTTATTAGCATTTCTTCGTTGCATGCCTGACGGAACTCGTTGTAGGAAGCCCCGTTGCCTTTGCCCGCTTCCTTTGTCTCGACCTCCGCCTCGCGTGGTATGACAACGTAAGATGCCGACCCAGCTTGTTCCAATGCCTGCTCCAGCAGCTTGCGACTTTCGGGGTCGTAAGTGTTGTATTTACCAATGCGCTGTGGCATGCCGAAGAGTTCTATCCACTGCGACCAGTCGCCGAAGCCGCCGCGCTTGTAAATGGCAAACGGTGTAGCCTTCAGCAACAAGCCGTAACTGCGCTCGTGCCCCAGTACCAGCAGCGACGTGTCGCCCTCGTAAGGCACGCCCTTGTCGTCGCTGTCGTTAATGACGATGCACTTGTTGCGCAAGTTGATGTGCTTTGCCGGTATGGGTGCAACACGGAAGCTGTCGGTGGTACAGATGAACTCAACGCCGCTGCGCCCGTAAATGCGCTCGTTCAATATCTGCCGCAGCAATTCTTCCCAGTCGGTGGTGTCCATGATGTCCGCAATTTCTTCCACCTCCTTGCCGTCCCTGTCCAAAAAGGTAAGCTCGGAGTTCAGCACTGCGTCGATGCGCTTGCTGACCGCATCGGCAAGCACGCCATCTATCAATACATCTTCGAAAAGGTCGTACAGGCTCTTTACGCGCCCGCTGTCGGCAGAGCGTAGGGCGTTGCGCCAGTCGCCCACGTCGTACACCTTGCGTGTAGGTGCTTTAACTATCAATTGATTTACCACGACGGGTTCTGCCGCCTTTGATATTTTGGTTACTGTATTTTTTTTCTTGCTCATTGCTTAAAAATGTTGGTTACGTTTTGGATTGCTCCCGAATATGTACTCATTGCTGCCGTCAGGCTTGCCGTCGCCATCGTCGTCGGCACGTGGCAGCGATGGCGTTACTTCTCCCTTCTGCACCTGCCGCAGCCAGGCAACGGCGCGGTCGTACCGCTTTTCCTTCAGTTCAAGCTCCGCCCCGGCATTGCAAAGGTTTACGAAATGCCACACGGCAATGTCCTTTACGAATGTCAGCAGCAATTCGTTGCGCTGCTTCGGCTTTGGCTGGTTGAATATTTTCGCCCTGTCGTATGCGCCGAGGTAGCCTGCCGCTTCCTGCACGGCAGCGTCGATGGCAGCAAGTAGTATGGTGTCATCTTCTCGGCTGATGGTATCTATAGCCTCCTTGTAAAGGTGCGTTTCCACTTCCCGTGGCGTAAGGAAGCCACCTGTGTAGTTCCACTGTTCCATAATATATCAGTATCTTTTGTTGCTTCGCTTGTGTTGCCCGATGGTGTAGCTGTCTACTGTCAGGGTGCGTATCTTTGAGTTGAGAATGTACCAACCGCCTTCTATGCAGTCCACGCCATCGGCGGGGGCTTTCATGCGCTTGTTTAAAAGCAAAAATTGCTCCTCCAGGCGTTGCATGTGTGGGTTGTCTTTTTCGTCGATGTTGAGTATCAGCTTGCCCTGACGGTTGAGCGGTTCAAGGTTGCCCTCTATGCGGTCGAATTTCTCGGGCTTCTTGCGGGTGTCGGGCGAAATGGGTATAAAGCCCTTTTCCTGCCCTTTGGCGGCAAACAGCGGCAAGAACACCTGCTCGTAGAACGGGTCTTGCAACTTGTTGTTCTCGATGAAATAAAACACTTGGCACTTATCGCCCACGTAGTCGTGTATGTAATAATACCAGTTCACGTACTCGTCGTTCACCACGTGGTCAAGGAAGCCCTTGTAAATGTAGAAATTTCCATCGTAGTAGCCGATAAGGAATAATGCCTTGAATGACGTTGCCTTGTTGCGTGAGTTCGACGGTGCGGGGTCGCCGTATGCGACAGCAAGCTGGAGCTTTGAAAGGGGCGGGCATTTGCCCCATGTCAATTCCTTAAATACCTCGCCCTCGGAAAGGGGGTTGTTGTAGAACTCTTGCTGCACGATACGTGTAGACAGCTTCGACAGTACCCTGTCAATATCGGCTTCGGTGTTCTTTGCCGCCCATGTGCTTTTGCCGTTCTTGTCCCGTATATTAACAATGTCCCAATGGTCGGCTTTTTCGCCGGCGCGCTTTACGCAGCAGTCAAGGGCAATGATGTTGCCGCAGAACACTACCAGCAGCTTGCCGCTGATGCTTCGCGTTGGGAACGCTGCACCTTCGAACCAGTCCCATTTCTTGTTTACAATGTCAGGGTTGCGGCAGTCCTCATCGGTGTCGAAATCGTCCACTAATATGCAGTCCGGACGCACTTCGTCCTTACGCGTACCACGGGGGCTTTCGCCTGCACCCAGTGCGCGGAAGGCTGCACCGTTGGTAAGGGAAAATTCTTCTGCCGTCCACGAACCAAATTCGCGCAAATCACCGTAATAAGCCTTTAGCAGCGAATTACGCTCGAAACTTTCCTTGTATGGTTTCAACAGACGGGTGGCGTTATCCTTTGAATTGCTGATAAGCAGTATATTGCGCTTCTTGCCAGTGCAAACGAGGTACATTACACACATCATCACCGTTGTAGATTTAGCAAGCTCACGGCTCCATGAAAGCACCTCGTACCACTCTTCATTCTTGCAAATACGGTTGATGGCTTTAATGTGGAATGGGGCAAATTCGTGGGTGGCATATTGCCCAAAAAAGAATTTTATCCACGCAACGGGGTGTTTCTCCAAATACTCGAGCTTCTTCGTGCGTTCAAGCGGCGAAAGCTCATCGACCGCAGTATCTTTTTTTAAATTGTTATAATAAGTACGCCATTCCTTCAGCGCCTGCATGTCATTTACCTTACCCATTGCTCATCTGTTCTTTTATATATGCATCAAAATAGTTGGCTATCTCTTTCGCCTTTTCAAGGTCGCGGGGGCGCAGCCAGTCCAGCATGCGGCGGCTTACATTGTATATGTCGCGGATGGAAGCGTCCTGCTCCAAGGCGGCAAGGTCTTCCGTCAGCTTGCGCCGTATGTGGGATTCTTCTTTGTCAGGGAACTGTAGCCCCTCCGGCTTTGCCGCTATGGCGCGGTCCAGCTGGTCAAGCTGCATTAGCGTTGAGTTGATACGCTCTTCTCGTGTCTGCAACAGGTTGAGTTTTAAATTTTCCCATTCTTTCGTCCACTTACCGATGGTAACGCGTGATACTTCCACGCGGTCGGCAAGCTCCTGCTGCGTAATGTTCGGCTGCCGCAAAAATATGAGTTTTGCCAGTTCCTTCTTCTTCTTTATGTCCATTTTTATTGTATTTATCTGCTGCAAAGTTACCATATAACAAGCGTAAAAAATAATGGTGTTGCAAACGTTGCAGATGTATTGTACAATATTTACAATACATTGTATATCAGTATTTTGCGATTTGCACAGACATATTTCTTACCTTAACTTTGCATCGTAAAACTATCGAAAAGCGATGAGTAAAAGTAAAAGAACATTCATATTACATGACGAATCGGTGAACACCTACGGCTTTCGCATGCTCACCTCCGGAGCTAACTTGGAGGAGTTCCGAAAGAACCCCGTCCTGCTCCTTAACCACGACGACTGGAAGATGCCGATAGGTCGTTGGGAAAACATACGAATAGAAGGCACGCAGATACTTGCCGATGCCGTCTTCGATGAAGCAGACCCCCGTGCCGTGGAGGCACAGAAGAAGGTGGATACCGACTTCATACGCATGGCATCTATCGGTGCATGGGCGCAGGAGACCAGCGACGCTTACGATCTGATGCTGCCGGGGCAGACCTCACCTACCGTAACGAAATGGACGGCGCGGGAAGCCAGCATCGTAACCATCGGTGCAAACCACAACGCCTTGGCACTGTATGACAGCAAGGGCAACCTTGTGAACATGGGTAACTTTTCAAAGCACAGCACCCCTACGGCAACAATGGAGTACACGGAATTACAGGACATTTTCAATAATAATAAGATGGGAAAATTAACGCAGATTTTAAATTTGAGCGATGCTGCTTCAGAAGCTGACATCGTGGGTAAAGTAAACGAGCTTATTTCCAATAACGACCGATTGGAAAAAGAAAACAGGACGCTTGCTGATGCCATCGACGCACAGAAGGCGGAGCAGAAGAAGAAAGAACAGGAGCAGGCAGTAGCCCTTGTTGATGCCGCCGTAAAGGACGGGCGCATCGACGCCAAGGGCAAAGAAAGTTTCCTTGCCATGTTCGACCGTGATTTCACCGGTGCAAAGGCTGCCTTGGAAGCTATACCAGTACGCCAAAGCGTAACGGCACAAATTCAAAACGGCAGCCAGCGCGTAGACATGGGCGACTGGAAAAGCAAGACATGGGACGAGCTCGACCGTGCCGGCAAGCTGACACAGCTCAAAGATAATCACCCCGACATTTACGCTGAAAAGTTTGAGCAGCGTTTCGGCACAAAGCCCAACATGTAGGTGGTAGTAAGTAAATAGAATTAACAAATTAAACAAAGTAATAAATGGCTATACAAAGAGAGATTTGGATTAACTCCATTGTGGAAGGCTTGTTTGCTGATAACAGCTTCTTAAGCAAAGCAATCAACGCCGACGAGTTCGTAAACATGGGCAAGGTTGTGCACATTCCCAATGCAGGTGCACCATCGAAGACGAAGAAGAATCGCACCAGCTTCCCCGCTGACGTAAACACACGTACTGACGTTGATTTGAGCTTCAACCTCGACGAGTTCACCACTGACCCAATACGCATTCCACACGCAGACACGGTAGAACTGTCGTACAATAAGCGCGAAAGCGTCCTGCGTCAGGATAAGGCGGCACTCCAAGAGGCAGTGGCAAAAAGCATTCTTAATGCTTGGCTTCCTGAAAAGGAATACTGCGTACAGACAACAGGTGCTTCCGTGAGTGCGCATGCAGATAAGGCTACTGGTAACAGAAAGGCACTTTGCCGTGCCGACATTCAGAAGTTGATGGTAAAGTTCAACGCAGACAACGTACCGCAGGAAGGTCGCTATCTGTTGCTTGATGCGTACATGTACGACCAGTTGCTCAGCGACCTTACATCTGTACAAAACCAAGCGTTCCTTGCCAGTGCCGATGCACAGCGCGGTATATTAGGTAAGCTGTATTCTTTCAACATCATGATGCGCTCGGAGGTCGGTGTTTACGCCAAGACCCTTGTGAAGAAAGAAGACGGTGCAGAGGGTAAACCTACAGACCTTGCCGCAGGCTTGGCATGGCACGAGAATAGCGTATGCCGTGCGTTAGGTGAAGTGAACGCATTTGAGAACGAAAAAGACCCTACCTATTACGGTGATATTTACTCATTCCTTGTGCGTGCTGGCGGTCGCCCAATGCGCCAAGATGTCAAGGGGCTTTTTGCCATCGTTCAAGGCGAATCAGTGTAACGACCATGCAGCTAAAGTACTTAGTAATACATTGCACAGCTACCCCCGAAGGGCGTGAGGTGTCAGCCGACGAAATACGCCGCTGGCACACTGCTCCGAAGGCAGAAGGCGGTCGGGGTTGGAAACAGGTTGGGTACACTGACATGATACACCTCGACGGCAAGGTGGAACGCTTGGTGCGCAACAACGAGGACATGCAGGTAGATGCCTTTGAAGTTACCAACGGTGCCAAGGGTTACAACGCCGTAGCCCGCCACATCGTCTACGTGGGCGGCGTGGCTGCCGACGGCACACCGAAGGACACACGCACGGAGGCACAGCGTAACGCCTTGGCAGCCTACGTGTATGACTTCCACCGTCGTTTCCCGCAGGTACGCATCATAGGACACAACGAGATAGCCCCCAAGGCTTGCCCGTCGTTCAACGTGCAGCAGTGGCTGAAGGCAATAGGCATACGACAACTTTAAATGAATGACAACGCAATGAACACGCTCCTACAAATACTGCAATGGGCTATACCTTCAGGCGGTATAGGTGCTGCCATTGCGTGGCTCGTAAATCGAAAAGCAGCGTCGGCAAAGGCGGCGAAAGCCGTGCACGACACTTATAAAACGATGTACGAGGATATTTCAGCATTATTAGTAGAAAATCAAAAAAAGAATGAAAAAACAATCAATTCACTACAGGAAGAGCTTGACAAGGCACGCGCCGAAAGCGCGCGCATCAAGCGGTCGCTCGACCGCCTTTCGCGGGCTATTGAGGCTATTCAGTATTGCCCTCACCGCGGTACTTGCCCTATCAGCCATGAGCTGCAGGTCGAAGCAAACGCTGGTGCAAAGCGAAGTTCAAAGCGACTCCCTCCGTCAAGAAAGCAGCTTCCTACAAAGCAGCTCGCTACAGATGCTGACAACGACGGAAGCGCAGAAGATAGCGGCGGACACGGCGATGCTGACGCTGCCGATGCAGAGCTTGCTGCACCTGCCCGATAGTGCCGTCTTCCGACGGCAAAGCGGACGCTTAATAATAGAAGCCTACCACAAAGAGGGCAACGTATATATCAGGGGCTCAACCCTGCCCATCGATAGGGAGGTAAGGCAGACAACGATATTAGCACGGCACGCAAGCACTACGCAGGAAAACAAGGCGGTGCAAAGTGTTGCCAAGGTCTCGAAAACCAAAATAGTGAAGCCACCTCCCACCTACCAAAAGCTGCTGCAACTTATCGGCACATTGGTATTATTGGGCGCATTGGCGTTTGCAGGTATTAAAATTTTTAGTTGGTACAATAATAAATTGATAAAATGAAAGAAACAAACGACGGTTATATCATGTTGCTTGACGCCATTTTCTTTAATGGCAAGAAAATTGGCAACATCGCTGAAGATGGTATAGATTGGGGTGGCGACGCTGCTGAATACATCAAGCTGTATGCAGCGCAGGTGCGCAACAGCCCAGTGAAGAAGATACGCAAGAAAGCTGCGTCAAACGTATTGAAGTTCAACCTTATTGAGCTGCTCCCGGATAATTGCGTGGCAGTGATGGGCGGCACGGTAACGGAAGACGGCTGGGAAGCTCCGTCAGAAAGCGTAGTGTTGGAAGGTGCTGTGAAGATTATTTCCGGTACTGGGCAGACTGTTGAAATTGCCAAGGCATCACTTGAGGGTATGGTGCGCGGTAAGCTCGGTGGCGACGACCCATTGCACATCGAATGCGAGCTTGAGGTGCTGACATCGGGCGACGACAGTGCTCCGTTCAAAATCATTGATACAAAGCCTTTCATTGAGGCGAAGCCAACGGAACTCAACTTCAAGAAGGCGGGTGAGACAAAGGTGGTGGACATTTCTGCCAGTGGCGCATTCTCTATGAGTGCTGCACCTGCAGGCTTCACAGCCGAGGCAAAGGGTGGACGCGTGCTCATTACCGCAGGCAACAACACGGGTGCGCAGCGCACGGGCAAGATAACCTTCCAGCTGAAGGCTGACCCAAGCAAGAAGGTAGATGTGAACCTCACACAGCAAGGCTGATGAAAACGAACAAAGTAGAGGTGGAAGCGTCGGAAGCCCTGTTGGACATCGGCGTTTCCATTCCACTTTTTCAGTGGAAAATTCCTTTTAGGAAGAAGCCCGTCAGCTTGCGCCTTACAATGCGCCGTCCTTGCTTTGGTAATCAAATACGCATAGCGCGGAAATTCCTTAGTATGGGTGTCAGCTATGAAGAGATGGAAGCCTTCACGAAAGATGAGCAGCTGCAATTCATTGCCCGGCACGGCAAGACGGTAGCCCAAATGGTGGCACTCACCATCTGCCGCGGAAAACTGTCAGGCATCTTTGCTCCGCTGCTGGCTTGGCTGTTGTTATGGCTGGTGGACGATACCTTCCTGTTGCTTGCAAACCTGCACTTCATTCCGCTAATAGGCACACAGCATTTTACGAATATTATCAAATCCTTAGAATGGAGCAACCCGCTCCGTCCAAGGTTGAGCCAAGTAAAGAAGGGGAGTTAAAGGGCTTTTTTGAAAGCTCCCATAGCCCTTTTGGATTCGTATGGCAAATTGCCGAAGCAACAGGCTGGACAGTAGACTATATCATGTGGGGCGTGAACTACCAAACACTGCTGATGATGCTTGCCGATGCACCACGCTACATAGATGCTGACCAAGCAGCTACTCTATCAAAAAACAATAATACAAAAGATAACAAAATAGCGGAACAGCCTAAGACAGTGATAGGCTTTTTCCAAAGCAGGCTGAACGATGAATAACGGTATCGAAATTGAGTACTTATTCGGTGGCGACCTTATCGACAAGACGAAGGAAGCAGCCAAGGAAACAGGCAGGCTCTCTACGGCGGCAGAGCAGGCAGCATCTTCCATCACCGAGAAGATAGCGGCACAGAAGGCTGTGGTCAAGCAGGTGGAGAGCGACCTTAAAAGTCTGCAAAAACAATATGAGAGAATAGCACCGGGTAAGGCACAAAACGAACTAATGCTGGATATACGTGCCTGCAAGGTCGTATTGGAAGAAGAAAAAGGTGCGCTGGCTAATTTGGAGGCGGAGCACAAGAAGGCTTCTGCCTCGGTAAGCAAGCTAACGAAAGAGTACCGCAGCCTTATTCAGGAGATGGCACGCATGCGCCTTTCCGGGGAACAGCATACGGAACAGTACCAGCGAATGGCAAAGCGGGCTGCCGAACTCTGCGACACCTTAGGCGACGTCCGGGCACAGACAAAGGCACTTGCTTCCGATGATGCCAACTGGGAGGCTATGGCATCGGGGTTGAACGGTCTCAGCGGTGCAGTAACTGCCGGTACTGGCATAATGTCGTTATTCGTAGGCGAAAATGAAGAACTGGCACGCGTTCAGACACGCCTGCAAAGCGTGATGGCTATAACGATGGGCGTTCAGCAAGCGTTCAATGCCTTAAATAAGGATTCGGCGTTCCGTTTAAAATTAGTGTCAAAAGCCACTGACATGTGGACAGCTGCCAATACCAACCTTGCCACCTCGCTTGGTATTTCCACCGCTGCGGCAAAGTTGCTGATGGGCACACTGACACTTGGCGTGTCGGTGCTTATCGGTGGGCTTATCGCCTTATGGTACAAATACAGCTCCGAAGCGAAAAAGGCAGCTGCCGTGCAGAATGAAACGGCGGAAGCGATAAGGGAAGGTGCACGTGCGGCGGCGGTGCAAAAGGCAAAGCTCGACATTCTTTACAAAGCGACACAGGACAATACAAAAGCCCTGAAGGACAGAAAGGCAGCAGTAAGAAATCTGCAGGCTGCCTACCCAGCGTACTTCGGGCAGATGAAAACGGAGGCTATCCTTGCCGGGCGTGCGGCAACGGCTTACCGTCAGTTGGCAGCTGACATCATGAAGGCTGCCATGGCACGTGCCTACGAAAAGCGCATCGAAAAAATCGCGGAAAAGCAGGCAGATTTGGAGCTGGAAAAAGAAAGCACGGAAAAGTATCTTAAAGACAATAAGAAGAAATACGACAAGGCAAATAAAAATCGCAAGGAAGAAAAGGAATATGCCAAGCAGGCAACAGGTGGTATTTTTGCTGCAACGCCTGAAAGCGCAGCGGCGCAACAATTTGCCAATGGTATTTCCGACCCCGTGATAACAACTTACGAGGGGCGAAATAAAAGGCTGAAAGAAATCGCCAAAGAAATGGGAAAAAATGCGAAGGATATAAATGCCCTGACCGAAAAGGTTGTCGAATATTCTCCCGAACGAAATAAAGTGGAAAACAAGGGCTACGAAGAGCCGAAAACAAAAAAGGAAAAGAAAAAGAAAGAAAAGAAAGAAGACTTGTCAAGCGAGTTGAATGAACTCAACGAGCTTGAAAAGGCAGCACAACGGAAAATAGCCGAAACAAAAGTGGCACTTATGAAAGAGGGCTACGATAAGGAGCGTGCTGCTGCGCTGCTCCAATTTGAGGAAGAAAAGCAGCGCATCAACGAAGAGGAAGCCAAGCGCAAGGAATTGGTAAATAAGCTGCGCAAAGGCGGTGTGGCTGTTAGCGACGCGCAGGAGGCACAGATAGCTGCTGATGCTGCCAAGCAGCGCATACAGGCTGCACAGATGTACAGCGACAAGTATGCCGCTATCGCCGAAAAGGAAAAGAAAGAATACGACGATAAGGTGAAGGAAGAAAGGAAAAAGGAAGAAGAAGCTTTGGATGCCTTACTGTCAAAGCATCAGGACTACAATGCCCAGCGAATGGCTGTTGAGACGAACTACACGAAGGAGCTGGCAACGCTGTTGGCACGACGAAACAAGGATAACGCCAATATCATAGATGCCGCCTTGGTGCAGCTTGAAAAGGACAAAACGCAGGCACTGAAAGAAATTGACAATAAAGAGCTGGACGAGATGAAGAGCAGCGCGAGCATCTTCGTCGAGATGTTCGAAGACCCGGCAGAAAAAAGTATTAAGCAGATAAACCGGGTGATTGCCAAGCTCGCCGACCTGAAGGCATACATGGACGCAATGGCGAAAGGTGAGCTTACCGCCGATGGAGCAGCCGTCATCAAGGATAAGAAAGGCAATACCAAGCGTACCATCACACAGAATGACATTGCGCAAATGGGCATAACGCCCGAACAGCTGAAGCGGCTTCAGCAGTCGCCCGAAGCCCTGAAGGCTTTTATGGAGCAATGGCAGAAGCTAAAACAAGAAAGCCTGAAAAAGAACCCTTTCAAGGCGTTGGCAGCAGCTATAAAAGACTTGTTGGACGACAAGAACAAGGGCGACAAAAGCGACAAAGAGAAGAAGATAAAGCGCCTTGCCGAGGCATCGGCAGAAGTTGCCGGCGAAGTGGGAAAGATAGCCGGTGGACTGTCAAAGATGTTTGAGGAGATGGGCAACGACAGCATGGCAGGAGCCATGGGTACGGTGGAAGATGTTATGAATGGCGTTTCCAACATTGCCAAAGGCTTTGCCAATGGTGGTGTAGTGGGCGGTGTCATGGCAGCTGTAAGCGAAGCTATTGGTATTATAGGCAAGGCTTTTTCTGCCAGCGCACGCCACAGGGCAGCCCTCGATGCCATCATGAAGGAGCGTATCGCCCAGCAGCAGGCGTACAACTTGCTGCTGATGCAGGAAGCCTTACTGTACGAACGGGGTACGACGGCTTTCGGCACTGACCGCTACGGCAAGGCAACGAATGCCATACATGTAATGAAACAGGCAGCCGAAGAGTTTGAAAAGGCGTGGAAGAAAGCCAACGATATAAAGGTGGTAACAGGACACAAGAAGACAGGTCTGTTTGGCTGGGGCAAAGGCAAGGACACTTACAGCAGCCTGCTGTCCGAATACCCGAAGCTGCTCGATGCTAACGGTAAGTTCAACATATCACTCGCCGAAAGCATCTTGAAGACGCGAAAGATGAGCGATGCAAGCAAGGAAGCCCTGCAGCACCTTATCGACCTTGCCAAGCAGCAGGAAGAAGCGTTCAAGGAAATACGCAACTACCTTACGGACATCTTCGGCGAACTGGGCAATACAATTACCAATGCGCTTGTAGACGCTTTCAGAAGCGGTACAGACGCAGGCAAGGCGATGGTAGAGAGCGTCGGGCGTATGCTCGAAAAGTTAGGTGCTGATATGGTGTATTCTGCCGTGTTGCAAAAGTACTTCCTGAAAGCACAAAAGGACATGGAGAAATACGCCACTGACGAGCACCTTTCGGAAGAAGAACGTTTCGCCGCTTACGCCCGCATATTGGACAGACTCACCGCCGACGTGTCTGCAGACAGCGGCAAGGCTGCATCGCTGCTGGAGTACTTTAAAAAGAAGGCAAAGGAGTATGGTATCGACATCTTTGGTGGTGCAGCACAGCAAGGGCGTGCCGGAAGCCTTGAGACAATGACACAGGCACAGGGCACGAAGCTGGAGGGGTTGATGACATCGGCACAGATACATCTTGCATCAATGGACATAAAGCTCGAAGATGCCGTAAAGCAGATGCAGGCATCTACACGCCACTTGGAAAGGATAGAGCGTTACACAAAGCATTGTGAGCGACTGGAAGATATTGCCGACGATATAAAGGTGTTGGCACGTGATGGTATTAAAGTAAAGTAAAATGGATATACTCGAAAATCAAGTATTGCTAAATGGAAAGGATATTTGGACGGAGTACCACGTATTCCTGCGCGAAGAAAAGGCGGGCGAGCAGAAGAACCTTGAAGCCCTGCTGACACCCGCCAAGATGAAGGCGCACGTGGCAGTGGCTTTCCGCGAAGAGGACGGCGAGAAGTATTCCGACCGACTTCTGCCGAAAAGCGAAGCCCGCGATATAAAGCTGCACTTCGCCATTATGGCGGACAGCAAGGCGCAATTCCTACAGCGTTACCGCCGCTTCATTCAGGCATTGAAGACAGGCAATGACGGGTGGCTTGTATGGACGTTCCCGACATTGGGGCTTGAGATGCGCACCTTCTTAACGGAGTTTACGCCCTTTGATGCCCTTACCAACCTTTGGGTGGAAGAAGCGCACTGCGGAGCACTACATGCCACCTTCCGCGAGCCGAAGCCCAGCTTTTAAAGAGTATTTAAACGATATTTAAATAGCGTTCAAACGATGATAGAAATTTTCACAAAGGAAGATACGGTACGCTGCATAGCCGACGGGGCAAATGGTAGGCAAGATAAGCAGCTGCAAGGCGACAATACCCTGTCGCTGACGTTCACGCTGTACGAATACGTGCAACTGGACGTAAACGACTATGTGGACTTCTGTGGCGAACGCTATTGGTTGATGGAACGTTTCAAACCCCGTATGAAGAGTACGAGGGAGTGGGAATACAACCTAACGCTGTTTGGCATTGAAAGCCTCGTAAAACGCTTTTTGGTTATCAACTATACCGATGCCGAAAATACGCCTATCTTTACGCTTACCGCCCCTGCTGCGGAGCATGCCAAAATAATATTAACATCAATAAACAACGCCATTGGTAAGCAGTTGTTCAAGTTAGGCGAAGTGAAGCAGACGGAGAACCTTGTTATAGACTACAAAGGAACTTACTGCAACGATGCTTTGGATATGCTTGCCAAGGCGGCGAAGACGGAATTTTGGTTTGAGAGCGGTACAACACTCAACATATCAAAGGCGCAATATGGCGAGCCTTTAACATTGGGCTACCAAAAGGGGCTTATATCGTTGGAGCGTGATAAAGCCGACAACGTAAAGTTCTATTCGCGCCTCTTCCCATTGGGCAGCACAAAGAACATTGACCGAGACAAATACGGGCATACCCGTCTGCAATTGCCAGGTGGACAGAAGTATGTAGATAAAGACGTAGACAAATACGGCGTGGTACATCACTTCGAAGAAGCTGCCTTTGCCGATATTTACCCACGCCGCATCGGTACGGTGTCGGCTGTGCGTTCACAGGAGCGCACGGGGAAAGACAATAAGCCCTTCACCATATATTACTTCAAAGATAAGGAACTTAACTTCAACCCCAACCAATACAAAATAGGCGGCTACGTGATGCGTGTTGCCTTTCAGGAGGGTAGCGAACTTGCTGGGCAGGGTACAAGCGAGGAGCACTATTTTGAGGTAAACTATGATGATAAAGCAAAAGAATTTGAAATTATCACCATCTTCCCTAACGACACCATGCAAGTGCCGGGTGGCGTGCTTGTGCCGAAGGTGGGCGACAAATACATATTGTCGCACTTGCGTATGCCTGACGAATACTATCCGTTGGCGGAGAAAGAATTTTTAGAGGCGGTAAAGAAATTCAATGAAGAAAATTTCGTAGACAACTCGGTATATAAAGCTGACACCGACCATGTGTGGGTGGAGCAGCAGCGCGCCGACCTTTTCCTTGGCAGACGCATACGGCTTGAAAGCGCAGAATATTTTGCCCCCGTTGGCTATCGTATGAGCCGTATTACCCGCCTTTCACGGCAGGTAGACCTGCCGACGCTTGTAAGCATCGAAATAAGCGATGCTGTGGCAAAAGGCAAGATTGCGGCAATGGAAGGCAGCATTAACGACGTAAGGCACTATATAGGCGAGGTTGCAAATGATATTCCTGATATTATAGGCAGTGGCGACGATACGCTACCTGGCGAACACAATGTATTTTCTGCCAAGCGAGCACTTAAGGAATTTCTCAACAAGAATTACCCCGACACGGCACAGGAAATAATCACCTTCTTAAAGGGTGTTGTATTTAACAATGGTACAGCTATCGACGGCACGGGTAACGCCATATTGAAAGCCATTCAAACATTGGGATTTGAACGTACCATCAACGGCTTTGGCGTGTGGCTTGATGAAAAGGGGCGAGCGCATGGGCAAATTGACTACTTAGAGGTGATTGGCAAGGCTATATTCCGTTCGCTACAAATTGACGAGTATAAGCATATTGGCGGCAATATCGTTCTGTCAGGCGCAAATGCCGTAATAGAAAAGGTTGTGCCTGTAACGGGTGGCTGGAAATGCTACCTCCATACGGACGACGGCGACAAGGCTATTACCAACGACTGGTTGCCAGGCGACCAAGCCCTTTGCCAAACGTTCAATATAAGGGCAGGTGTTTATGAGAGCGTCAGCAATACGTATTACTGGCGTTGTGTGTCGGAGGTTGGACAAAAGACGGCAAACGAAGAAGCGTATATCGTTATCACCGCCGATGATGCCTACTGCGACAAGAACGTCCGAAACGACGAGCCGAAGGCTGGCGACAATGTCGTGCTGTGTGGGCACAACACGCTGTGGGATATTGCCCACGGTGTAGAGCCGACGCTGCACCGCCACCGCATGAATGTTACAATGATTACCACCTCAAAGGAGGAGGGCGGAACAATCGAAGTGTATCGCAACATTCACGACTTTTCGCTGAATAAAGGTAACGCAATATTTCATTTGTCCAGCGAAAAAATCTATATGAATAGCCGACACTTCGAGTGGATAAGCTCCGACGGAGAGCGCATTCCCAACGTGCTGTATCGTGGCGACTGGGTACCGGGCACGGTGGCAGCCAAATATGAAGCGTGGTATTATACAGGAGGCACATGGCTTTCACTCGTCGATAATAACATCGACGAACCAATGGGGCAATCCAAGAATTGGAAGCAGTATGCTGCTAAGGGTAAAGATGGCGGCACGGGGCTACGTGTCGAGGGCTACGCATCGGCAGGCAGCGCAGCATATACGGAGGGGCAAACAAGCTGGGAAGCCACCTTTGAAGTCCACGTGTGGGAAAACGACGTGGAAATAACAAGCAAGCTGCCTTCTACACGCTTTGTATGGGAGCGTGTAAGCGAATACGAAGCAGGCGACGCGGCGTGGAAAGGCAGGCACAGTAACGATGGCTATAAAATAAAAGTTACCTACGACGACTTGATGGGCGATACATCTTTTATGTGTAAATTCCTTAATTCGTCCGGACAAAAAATTTTGAAAAATATAACATTTTAAAATAAAGAACAATGGCAGAAATTTTAGCACAGAAAACATTTACGGTAAAGAAATTGGTAAATGGTAAAACACTCACCTTCGTCCTTAAGACGGACAAGGCACTCACGCAAATTTTTTCGCGCGACAGCAAGACATACGCGCCCAACTATGCGGCATCGCCGCTTACCTTAACACCGCTGCTACTGGTGAGCGGTAAAAGCGGCGACCAAACGGCACACCTTAGCGATTTGAATTGGCGGGTAATTAAGCAGGACGGCACGGCAGCGACGCAGACATTAACAGCTGGCACTGGGCTTGCCAAAAAGTTAGCAGCCAACCTTACCGATTGCACAGGCTTAAAAATCACGTGTGAAGCCACCTACACCGACCCCGTGTCAAAGGCAGCTGCACAAGTGGTTGCGTCGGTGGAAGTAACAAAGGTGGAGAATGCTGGGGCAAATATTCTTGCCAGCCTCTATATGCCGGACGGCGATACTTTCGACAATGCTGGGAAGTCGCTGAAAATACACTGTGATTTGATGCGTGGCGGAGACATCGACACATCTAACGTATCTTACATGTGGTATCAGCTACGCAACGGCGTGTGGGTAAAACTCGAAACCGCCAATGCTAACGGCATCAGCGGAATAAATACCAACGAAATAACAGTACCAGCCTCCGCTGTTGTGAATGTCGGCATCTTCAAGTGCGTGATAAAAGATACCGATACCGCAAGCGCAACGGCAAATAAGGAGGTGTTTGCCATCGGTACGCTGTACGATGGCTCGGACCCCTACGAAATAGACGTATTCCAGCCCAACGGCGATAACGTTGCCGAAGGTGGCACGCTGCTGCACTGGTTTAAAATACGTCAAGGGGCTACCTATATTACTGATGCGGTGATACTGGGGGCGCACAACATGCGCGTGTGGCGTTTTGCCGCTAACAACGCCATTGATACGACGTGGGGCACAAGCGGCTACAAAGCCTGCACGAAAGATGCACCTAACGCACGCTATGCACTTGATATAGCCTACTCCGACTTGTTGAGTGCAAGCCAAGCATTTTGCGTAGAGCTGTATTAAAAATGTAAGGGCGTTAGAATTACGCCCTTACCCCCTCTTTAATAAATAAAAGTAGTAGTAATAATGGCAGAAATAATAGCACAACGCACATTTACTGTTCGCCGAGCACCAAAAGATGGGAAGCCCGGAGACCCCGGCGATAAAGGGGAAGATGCACTTACACTTGTTGTAACGCCAAATACCTTTGTATTTCAAACCAATAACAAAGGTGTCATCGAAAATTTGGCGAAAAATAAGGGTAAAATCCGAATGTTTCTCGGACAAACGGAAGTTGTGCCCAGCAGCATTGAGATTACACCTTATAATTGCTACGCAAGAATAGTAGGCGACAATACACTATACTTCGACGGTATTAGTCCTAACCAATGGAGCGGAAAGGTGGAGATTACCGCCACCTACAAGGGGCAGACACGCACTGCCATTGCTGAATTTATGGTGAGTGCTCAGAAGTGGAATGAAGCCAAGTTCCTTGCCAATGAGCAGCAATTTCAAAGCATCATCTCACAAAACAAAGCAGACAAACAAGGGTTTGAAAGACGTATGTCTGCCATTGAGCAAGATGCCGAGAATATTCGTCTGTCGGTCAGCAAGCAGACCTTCAGCGGCGTGAACATGCTCAAGGGCGCGAGCCTGCGTCCTTTGAACTTATTGTTACTACAAAGAGCTCAATACGTAACAATAGGAAACTATGCGAGTGTAGCACACCTTGACAATCCTTATCTTGCCATTGTGCGCCACGGTGCACCACAGAACGAATGGAACGGTTGCAAGTTTCCTGTTATAAAGGCATTGGGCGGTCGTACCTACACACTGTCAATGTTCACTCGTATATACGGAAGTGAACAGCCATATATTGAAATCAAGCGAAGTCGCTCTAAGGATATGACTGCTCCGAAGACGAGCTATCCTAACATTCCTTCTTCCTATGGCATTTGGAAACAATATTCCTATTCTTTCGATATGGAAGATGGATACAACTATGTACAGATATTTATAGGTTACACAAGAGATGGCGAAGCTTATTTGTCTGAAATACAACTGGAAGAAGGAACAAAAGCAACAGCATGGAAGGACCCTGACATCGTGGAAAGCGTCGAGCGCACTGGCATCGACCTGACCAATGGCACGGTATCTGTCGAAGCTGCCAATTTTGAAATCAAGCATAATGGTGAAAAACCTTTCGTCGTGAGCAAAGGAAAAGCCTTATTAGGCGGTTGGGTGTTTGATAAGGGGAAACTATTCTCCCAATGCGGAGATATAAATGGAAGTCCAAGTACGGATTACGGCAACACAAATTTCAATCCAGACATAATTCTTGACCCAGTCAATGGATATATGTCAGGCGTTGGCTCTTTCAGAAAGAAAATGCTTGTAATAACACCTCAAAACATCACTAAATATGCGAAAGTAGATCCCGATATTGGTTACGTATTTGTTGCTGGAAAAGTCTCCGCTATTACTTTATTTAAAGGCTCGTTCAACCGTACTATATTTATAACATTGCCTGGTGTTGCGGGCGATGCTGATTTTGAAATAGCTCGAACGTTAATAGGCGAAACCATAGCTATATACAACCAAACCACCAGCTATATAAATATTTGGGGAAGTGGTACGACCATCTCTGTTTACCCTAATAACTTTGCCGCCCTTGAAGTAAAATTGTCGGTTAATCCTCGTACAGGGAAAGAAAGCTATTATAATGTTGATTGGATAAAAGGAGAAATGTTAGTGTAATATTAAAATAAATGAATTATGAAACTAAAAGTAATGCAAAAAAGAGTTGAAGCAGACGTGAATGGTATTGTCATTATAAATGGCTTTGTTCACGTAGTTACCTACAAGGCAGATATTAGCGACCCCAAAAATGCTAAAGTGTTGCTTTTTCACGACCATGTAGCCAAATGTACCCATGATGACGTTGCCGATGAAAGTTGCGCCGCAGATTATGGACACAACGGCTCGACATTCACAGATGGGCATTGGAATTCTATCCCAGACATAGAAGAGCAAGCTGCCGCATACAAAGGAGTACGTGATATCTATTTCGCCATTGAAAGAGGCGAGCTGGATTTAGAGTAAACCTTATGAGGGGGGTAAAAAAGCCCCCAGCCTTATTAATAAGTCATCTCACCTACATATTAATAAAATGCACCATACGCACGACTGGGGGCAAATTCCCTCGCTCGCGTATGGTGCTTTTCCATTTATGTGTGGGTGAGATGTTTTGCAAAGATACAAAGAAAATACGATAATAAAGAAAAAAAATAAAATGTTATGAAAAGAAAAGAATACAATTCCGCACCATTGCCTTTTCAAGGACAAAAGCGCAGATTTGCAAAGGAATATACAAAAATATTGCGGCAATATCCTGATGATGCTGTATTTGTCGATTTGTTCGGGGGTAGTGGCTTACTTTCACATATAACCAAATGCCAAAAGCCAAATACTACTGTAATTTATAACGATTTCGACAATTATCGGCAGCGTTTGGTGCATATAGAGCAAACAAATGAGCTATTAGGGCAACTTCGCGAAGTTGTGAAAGATGTACCGCGTGCTAAATTAATGCCCGGCGATGTAAAGGCGGCGGTGATAAGATGTATTGAAGAGCACAATGCGCGCTATGGCTATGTAGACTACATAACACTATCATCGTCTTTAATGTTCTCCGCGGAATATGTAACAACTCTCAACGGTTTTAAAAAGGAAAGCATGTACAATAGGGTGCGCAGGTCTGATTATTCCTTATGTGAGGATTATTTATCCGGCTTAACCATCGTATCGGAGGACTACAAAAGTCTGTTCGACCGTTATAAAGAAATACCTAACGTTGTGTTTCTTGTAGACCCACCTTACTTGAATACGGAGGTAGACAGTTATAATATGAATTGGCGTTTGGGCGACTATTTGGACGTGGTACTTGTGCTACTAAAGCACCCTTTTGTGTTCTTTACTTCTAACAGGTCTTCTGTTGTAGAACTATGTGAATGGTTAGCCCATAATGGAGGTTTGCCTAATCCCTTCGGACGTTGCAATAAAATAGAAATTGAAGCTCTTTTGAATCACCATGCCGGCTATATAGATATGATGTATTATACAACATTTAAAGGGTAATAATATGGTATTTAAAAGCTATTTAAATACCCTATCATTTGTGTAACTTTACGAACATGATAGGGGGGGATTAATATTGTACGTGCGCGCACCGTCTTTAGACCATTTCGTTTTTGAGAATAAAAATGTTAAAATATTGTTTCGTTTCTGCAGGCGACACTATTTCGATTTGCGGATTATAAAAGATAGCTTTTTTTCATCTAAACCATACTTTTTTTGCCATTGATAAAAGCTGG